TGGCTCTCGTTTCTGAAGCTGCCACTGTTTCCACCATCCCCTATTCAAGATAGAGACTGATAAGTTCTGCGGTCCATGAGCGACTGCGCTTGCAAATATCTGATGCTTCTTGTCAATATCCCCGAAGAAATATCTGACATGACCAAGAGGGGAACGAAGCATTGAAGTCGTTCTGATTTCATTCTTTACCTCCGCATACCACTGTCTGATCCTTTTGAATGGTTCATGGTATTTCTCCAGGAGAAACGTGGCAAAAGCTTTCATTGAAACCTGCCCAGCATCTGGTCCTATGGAAACATCAAGAACATTAGCCGCGAACAAGAGATTTTCAATTCCAGCATTCACGATGTAAGTATCAGGACCCATCATATAGTTGGTTCCGTGAGCAATCCTTTTGAGAACCAGATTCCTGAATTCCGTTGTGACCTTCTCATAATCCATGCCAAAGAACAGAGTTCCCAGACTCTTGTAGAAATCCCTGCCAGGTGTTTCCAATGCCGTTATAAGATTTAAGTCCTGCGCCAGGTATGCGGTACAACGTGCTTCACTCTGGGAATTATCTGGCTCACATAGAATGAATCCTTCATCTGCTATCAGCATTTCCTTTGCATAGTATGGAATGTTTTGGATCTGAGTTCCACACCAGAAGTTGGATTTGCTGCTGGCCATTCTATTTGTTTCCGTCCCAAATGGATTTATTGTGTAGAGCATCCTCCCATTCTTCTGGACGAAATCAAAATATGTACTGATGGCTTTGCTGTTTTCGCGATAGGAAATGATCCTGCTGGTGAAGGCAAATAGGATTGGATGCTGTTCTCCTACTGCTGAAAGATTCTTTTCATCCGTTCCACGAACGACCCTCTGCTTCTTTCCATCCACTTTCTTAAACCCAATCTTTGGGTCTTTTGCTCCAAGTATATCGTATACGTAGGTTTGTACTTGCCGATAAGAGCCTGGATTAAAACCCGATGGTTTTTTTGCACGAATATCTCCTTTATCATCAGCCATTATTTGAAGCTCTTCCAGCATCTTTCCTACTACGATTTCACGGGCTGCGCGCAACTCCTTTCTTTTATCATTATCAATGAGGAACCCTTCGAATCCACAGTAAAGCGAAGGATAGACCAGTTTGAATTGGGTCGCATAATTGCGTCGAGCATAGACGGGCAAATGTCTAAGATAGTGCAGGCAAATCCTTGCGGTGTTGAATGTATCCCTTCCATTGTATTCCCAATATTGACGGATATCTCCACTCTTTGAAGCCTCTTTCGCCTGCTGTTTCCATTGCCGATAGTCTGGCAAAGTAATTGAAGCAACGAAATCAAGACTCTTAGGTAGGGATACGTATTGTGCGTGGGCCATTCCCATAGTATCCAGGCAGAAGTTTCTTGGCCAGGCCCTGTATACTATTGAATGAAGGCAGTCATACATTCCGTTATGCATACACTTAGGAATATCCGTAGCATTCATTTCCTGCATGAACAGGATCGCCTGCTTGAATTCCCAGTCTGATATCCAGTGGGGTTCCATGAAATTGAAAAATGGAAGAACATAGGTGACAAACTTCCCTGCTCGTGTGAAAGCTGTATAGGAAACACAGGTGATAATAGTGATTCCATTCTCTACAGCTTCCGATTCTTCCTCAGTATCCCCAGAGATCATTGTTCCCTCTGGGGAAACTGTCACTGTTTCTATGTCATACGCCATGAAAAGGGAATCATTAAGAACAATCTTGGCTTCCCTGAAGGTATCCAAAGTCTCAAGAACCTTGAATGTGAATCCTTTGTTGATCTTTACATCCAGATGCTTGAACTTTTCCAAGTCGGTCTGAAGGAGAAAACGCCCATGATCTACAGTGTTTATCTGTGCAAGAGAGTTGCCGACAATAACAGGAACTGAATAATCAAGGCGACTACCACGATGTTCATTAAGAGTCGGAGTTCCCGACACAACATTGGCAAGGGTTTTTTCATTGCAAAGAAAGATTCCATGGCAGCCACTTGTTTTTGCAAGATCAATGAGCTGGGAAATTGATAGTGTTCGTGAAGTAGAAAGTGCCGCATAGCCTTGTTCCCTTATGAAGTATTGTAGTACATTAAGGTAGTTCTGTTCTAGTGGATCATAATTTACCAGAATTTTCATGCCTTACCTTTCTTCAGATCACGGTAGGTACGCTGGAAAGAACCATGCGGATATTTGAAAGTGGTAGGCATTCTGCTTGCCGTAAAAACAGAACGTGCATAGACAACCTTCAGTTCAACTTTCTCAAATCCAGTCTTTGCCAAAAGTTTCCGAATCTTCTTGCAGCGTTTTGCGTTCATGATTTTCTCCTAAGTGGAAAACACAAAAAGGGAAGAGGATTTCTCCCCCTCCCCCTAGTTCTTACATTTACTCTTGTGAGGGTGCCGGAATAATCCGAAGTCTCAGCCAACTGTTCACATTGCCATTCTTATCCTTGGACTTGGTATAGCTGACACGCCCATAGAATTCGATTTCATTGGCAAAGAGTTCGAACGTATCATTCAAAGTCATTCCATCCATGGATTCCAAGTCACAAATCTTCCTGGCTTCCCGTTTGAAAAGCTCCAATCCTTCTTTGGTTCCTTGGAAATTCAAGGTGAAAAGACTTCCATCAGGAACAGGAGGTTCTTCATCGGAAGAAAGTTCCAAAGTTTGGACAGTTGCAATAACAACCCGAATGGATTGCTTTACTCCATCATCATTCTCGAACTTGGCGATCTTTCCTGAAATGGTTTTCAGTTTGTAATCGCCAGCCGGAGGATTGATATATTCTGCTGCTTCCTGGAATTCGTCCAGGGTTTCGTCAGCAATGGATTCCAGATCGAGGAGGGTAGATACTTTGCTCATTTTGATTCCTTCTTAACAGGTTGTGGTTTGGGTTTTGGTTTCTTGCTTTTGCAAGGTCTTGGAGTTACATTGAATGGTTGCTCATGTGGATAATGGGATTTTTCCATTTACTTTATGATTCCTCCCTTAACAAGGATTTCTGCCATAGTAATCTCAGCAGCTGATTCCACTTTGATTCCGAGTCGTGATTTAGTTTGTGTATTCAAAGCGTAGGTTGTGCTTGATCCTCCTACATGCTTTTTGTTCCTCACCTCCAGATTAACAATGGTTCCGAAATATTTACCTACCCGTGTGGAAAAGTTCTTGGTTCCCATGAGCGGGTAGATTTTTGTACGAATGAGAGTTTTGTTTGGTCCAGTTCCTGAATATTCCTCATCGTAAAGTGTGTGGGTCAAGACAACAAAATTGGTATTCTTCCCGAGCTGGACAACTTGGAGAATATTTTTCAGCCAATTGTTGATCGTTCCCCACTCCTGGATTTGCAGAATTGCATCTTCTGGCTGTCCTTTCAGCAGCGCATTAACTCCACAGTCTGCAAGTTGAGAACCTGTATCAATGATAACAAGTTCATTGTGGTTCATCTTGTTGAGATTGAAAACCTGGGTGGGAGCATTTGTTTTTGAACAGGCCAGACAATTGATTCGCCCATGTTCCTCACAGAGAACTACATCTTCCTTTGCTGAGAACATCTTCAGCATTGTGCTCATTGCGTGAGGATCTTTTCTCGTGTCGCATATTCTAAAGAGCTGAATCTTTGCAAGAGCAGAATCAGGAAGGCCCATTGAGAGAATAGTGTCGTGCCCATTTTCCAGGTCCAGATACACTATTCTTTCTATCGCTGGGATTAAAGCCGCTGTTGCCGCCAGCCTTGTTTTTCCGCACCCAGAATCTCCGTATATAAGAATAGAGTGGCTGGAAGATTGCTTTTCTCTCGCCTTTTTTAAGGCTAGCATATCCATGTCAATCCTCCTTTTTCTTCCCTGAGATATATTTCCACAGCATTTCTCCTACGGAAATAAACCACAGGATTATCAGGAAAAGAATAATAAATTCAAGAAAAAGTTGGATCATTCCAGCTCCCTGACAACAAGCGTTGCATACCCTGCAATATCATCCCAGTGATCTTTATGGTCCGGATTCCCTGCAAGGATTCTTCCTATCTTATGTACGATCATGTCCAAGGATTCTCTTTGCATTGCGCTGAGATAATTCCATTTGTTTGAGGTATGCAAATGGAATTTGATTCCGTCCGTGATAGCGGCATGAGTTCTAAAATCCCCATGAGTTTTTTGACGCGCTGCCAGGATTTCCTCAATCGTTTTATTTCCTGCTACTACTGATTTGAATTCCTGCTCAGTAACCCCAACTTTTGATCCGGAATCAAAAGTTGCCGGAATATCAGGAGATTTCAAATAATGCAATTCCTCTTTTGCCCGCATAAGATCCCAAAACTGTCTGATCGGAATATTTATGATCTCATTTTCACATCTCTTGATGTCGATCAGCTTCCTCTCCGCTTCCAAAAGACTTTGATACCTGTCGAGAGAAATGTGTGCTGTTTTCCCAGTAAATCTAACCTCTTCCATTTTTCTATATCCTTTCTATATGATCTTGGATTAGCTCATCCAGTTTGAAGGTGAACTGATATTCGGTTTCGTCAGGTTCTTCCTTCTTCGGAGTATCCAAAGCATGAAGTCCACAAGTTCCGAATTCTGAGCAGGGCTTATTGAATTTAAGACAGCTTTCTCCACGTTGCGGAAAGATTCCCATCTCCATCATCTCTTTTATTCTCTTGACATCTATGCCTAAGGTAATAAAAAAGTTGAGCCGATCCTTCAGGCTCTTTGGGAAAATCAATGGAGATATTTTTGTCCCGTATCCATCCGTGTTGGTGACCTGTCCGACGAAATAATAAACGTCGTAATCTGCATTCTCCTTTCCCACAATTGCGTCCAGGATCACACTGTAACCGATAAGCTGGTTTGAATTCATATACAGTGGATCTAGGACGTGAAGATTTAATCCGGTTGTTTTGAAATCCAGCACTGCATGTCTTGCTGTGTATTTATTTTTGAGGGCCAAGTCAAGATACCCGACATAATAAAACACATCGTCAATATCTATTCTGAAAGAAAGCTGAATTGTCTGCTTTGCGTC